GAAAAGACAGAGACGGCAAAGTCGTCGACATTGGAAAAGACAGAAGTCCCAAAGCATAAAAATGCTTTGGCAGAAAAGTACGAAAAAGAAGATAAAGAACAACATCAAAAAGAAGTTGATGGATACGAACGTTTAAAGACGAAAGAAACTTCAAAGTTACCTCAGCCAACTGGTTGGAGACTTTTAGTTTTACCTTTTAAGATGCCAGAGAAAACTAAAGGTGGTTTGCTTTTAGGAGCGGACACACTTGAAAGACAACAAGTTGCATCTACATGTGGACTCGTCCTTTCGATGGGACCATATTGTTATGATAAACAAAAATTTCCTGAAGGGCCTTGGTGCAAAAAAGGAGATTGGGTTATCTTTGCTCGTTATGCGGGTTCAAGATTACCTATAGATGGTGGGGAAGTAAGATTGCTAAATGATGATGAAGTTTTAGCAACCATCGATAAACCCGAAGATATACTTCATACATTTTAACCATAGGAGAATACTATGCAAGACACAGACAAGCCAGTTAACATAGATACCTCCGGACCAGGTGCCGAAGTAGAGTTAGATTCAGTTAAAGAAGAATTAATTGAAGAAACTATTGTTGAAGAAAAAACACCAGGAACGGATAAGTCATATGAAAACGAACGTGAAACAAAACTTGAAGACGGTGGTAGCGCCGATGACGCAAATGCGAAATCTGATGAGCCAACTGATGTTCAAGCTAGCGAAGAGAATACAGAAAAAAAGAAAGAATTAGAAGAATACTCTGAAGGAGTAAAAAGAAGAATAGCTAAATTAACTAAAAAAATGCGTGAGTCTGAGCGAAGAGAAGAAGCAGCTACGATTTATGCAAAAAGTGTTTTAGCTGAAAAAGAAGCTTTAAGTGCTAGACTTTCAAAATTAGATACAGGATTTGTATCTGAAAAAGAAAATAGAATTAAAGCAGGTATGGAAGCAGCTGTTGCAAAACTTGCAAAAGCTAGAGAAGAAAGTGATCTTAAAGCTGAAGTTGCTGCAAGCGCAGAAATTTCAAGACTAGGTTATGAAGAAGCAAGACTTGCTGATTTAAAAGCTAGACAAGTTGAACAGAAAACTGAAACTCCAGTACCACAACAACAAATACAACAAGAAGTGGATGTGCCAAGACAAGTAGATTCTAGAGCAAGAGATTGGGCTAGAAAAAACGAATGGTTCAACAAAGATCCCATAATGACTGAGGGAGCAAAAGTAATACACAGACAGTTGACTGAAATAGAAGGATATGACCCTAATACCGAACCTGAAGAGTATTATTCAGAGGTAGATAGAAGAATAAGACTTGAATTTCCGCACAAGTTTGATACTAATGTTACTCAGGAATCGACTAGACCTACTCAAACTGTGGCTTCGGCTACGCGAGCAAACAGGTCTTCTAGTCGCAAAATTGTGAAACTCACGCCTTCACAGGTAGCAATTGCTAAAAAATTGGGTGTGCCACTTAAAGACTATGCGGAACAATTAAAAATCACGGAAGGAGTATAAGCATGGAAAATCAAGATCAAAAAACTTCACGTGCGAGTCAGACTAGAGAAAAAACATCTCGACCAAAAGTCTGGTCTCCACCATCTTTATTAGATGCACCCCCTGCACCGGCAGGATATGTCCACAGATGGCTAAGAGCTGAGTCTATGGGATTCGACGATTCTAAGAACGTACAAAGCAGAATAAGATCTGGCTTTGAATTAGTAAGAGCCGATGAATATAATGAAACAGACTATGCTGTAGTGGAAGACGGTAAGTACAAGGGAGTGATCGGTCAAGGTGGCCTAGTGCTCGCTAGAGTACCTGTAGAGATCGCACAACAATACGCTGATTACTATCGTAAGCAAGCGCAGGAGAACGAAAGTGCCTTCGACAACGATCTCTTAAAGGAAGAGCATCCAAGTATGCCTATCAGTGTTGATAGAAATACTCGTGTAACTTTTGGTGGTACGAAGAAATAAGTTTTTTAACAATTTCTAGTTCATCATTTAAATTAACCAAGGAGAAAAACTATGGCAAACCAAGATAGTCCTTTCGGCTTAAGAGCAATAGGAAAAATCGGTCAAAATAGAGATAACCAAGGTTTAGCGGAATTTAGTATTGCAGCTTCTGCAACAGCTATCTACGGTCAAGATCCAGTTAAAGCGTTAGCTACTGGAACTATCGGAGTAGCGGCAGCAGGTGATACTTTACTAGGATCCCTAAATGGTGTTTTCTTTACAGCAGCCGATACATCAAAACCAACGTTTGCGAACCATCTGAATGCAAGTAACACTGCAACAGATATCGTAGGCTTTGTATCTTCAGATCCTTACGAGAGATTTGAGATTCAATCAGACAACACAACAGCTTCTGCACAAACTGATGTTTTCATGAATTATGACATCACTTATGCAGCAGGAAGTTCTCACGATTACCTTTCAGGTGTTGAACTAGATGACTCGACTACGTCGACAGCTAGTGGACAGCTAAGAGTAGTTGGAGTTTCAAAAGACATTAAGAACAATGATTTAACTGCATCGCATGTTAACTTTGTTGTAATGATCAATGAGCACTTCTTAAAAGGTACAGCTGGAGTATAATAGCAGAATAGGAGATTAAATTATGGCTATATCACGAGGACAACTAGTTAAAGAACTAGAGCCAGGTTTGAACGCACTGTTCGGCTTGGAATACAAAAGATACGAAAACCAACATGCTGAGATCTACGCGACAGAAACTTCAGACAGAGCTTTCGAAGAGGAAGTTATGTTATCTGGATTCGCTAATGCTCAAGTAAAACCTGAAGGTTCAGGTGTAGTTTTTGACAATGCTCAAGAAACTTACACTGCAAGATACACTATGGAAACTGTGGCTCTTGCCTTCGCTATTACTGAGGAAGCGGTGGAAGATAACCTGTATGACAGACTGTCAAGCAGATACACTAAAGCGTTAGCTAGAAGTATGGCAAATACTAAGCAAGTTAAAGCTGTTAATCCTTTGATTAATGGTTTTGGAGGTGGTTTCACTTCTGGAGATGGTAGCAATTTATTTGCAACTAATCACCCAACTATTGCTGGTACAGTGGCAAACACTCTATCTACAGCAGCGGACTTAAACGAAACTTCATTAGAGCAATCTCTTATTGACATTGCAGCGTTTACTGATGAAAGAGGTTTAAAAATTGCAGCGAAAGCAACAAAAATGATTGTTCCTTCTGCGCTACAATT